GTTTGAAGATACTTACGCTGAAAGAAAAGAAAAAGCTAATGAAGCCTGGGAGGAAGTAAATAATTATTTAAAGTGGATACATGACAACGGAGATGTAAGAGTTGTTGCTATGTCAATGATGACATTAAAATCACACATGGGATCTATGTTAAAAGCTGCTGCTCCTGCTGAATTTTATTTTGTTGGCAAATATAAAGGAGACTTAAAATATGAGCATATGTTACCTACTCAGTGGGTTGCTATGGCTTTAGCACAACATTATACTGGTACAAAAAAATATAACTTAAAAGATTTACAATCTAAATATAAAGTTGCTATCATACCAAAAGATATGGACGACAACTTTAATATTCAATATAGACAAGATAGGTTATCAAACTTTGATCCTTCAACTGATGGAATAGATGTTTTATATTATAATGCTGCTACATGGGGATTTCCTAACATGTTCTCAATACAATCTTTAGATGGTAAAGGCCAACCAATAGGTGTTATAAGAAATCCTAAAAATAAAGTATTTAACCAGAAGGAATTAAAAAGATTAATTAATAGAGATAAAATAATTAGAAAATTCTCTAAAGTAAACCCAGAACCTGAAAAAGGCATGAGTGTTTTAGATTTTGATGATACATTAGCTATATCAGATTCTAGAGTTATTGTTAATTTAAAAGATGGTAATGTTGTTAAATGGACACCAGCTGAGTTTGCTAAAAATTCTGAGACATTAGTTGATGAAATAGAATCATTTGATTTCTCTGAATTTAATGAAGTTAAAAAAGGTAGAAAAGGTCCTTTCTTTAAAAAAGCTTTAGATTTACAAAGAAAATATGGAAGCAAAGATATTTATATATTAACAGCTAGACCTCAAATAGCTGCACCAGCAATACAAAAGTTTTTAGAAGGTGTTGGTTTAAATATTCCATTAAAAAATATAGTTGGTTTAGAAGATGGTACAGCACAAGCTAAAGCAGATTGGATAGCTGATAAAGTTGCTAATCAAGGATTTAATAATGTTTTATTTGCAGATGATCAATTAGCAAATACTAAAGCTGTTAAAGAGGTTTTAGAGTTAGCTGATGTTAAAAACAAAGTTGTACAAGCAGAAAGAAAATTTAGTAAAACATTAGATCAAAACTTTAATGAAATATTAGAACAAGAATCAGGTATAGATAAAGACACAACCTTTAGTGATGCCTCAGCAAAAGCACAAGGTGCAGAAAAACAACGTTATAGATTCTTTATACCTCCATCAGCAGAAGATTTTGTAGGTTTAATGTATCACTTCTTAGCTAAAGGTAAAGCTGGAGATATATCAATGAGATGGATTAAACAAGCTTTAATAGATCCATATTGGGCGGGTGTAAGATCTTTAAATATAGCTAAACAACAATTAGCAAATGATTTTAGAAGTTTAAAGAAAAGATTCCCTAAAGCTTTTAAGGCATTAACTAAAGAAATTGGTTATCAAGGTTTTACTAATGAACAAGCTATAAGAGTTTATTTATTTAATAAAGCTGGTTATGATATTCCTGGTTTAAGTCAAAAAGATATTCAAACTTTAGTTGGCTTAGTAAAAAGTAAACCTAATATGAGGCAGTTTGCTGATTTAGTTGGAGCAACAACTAAGTTGCCAGAAGGATATGCTAAACCTAATGACAATTGGGTTTCTGGTAGTATAGCTCTTGATTTCTTTGAGATAGCACAAAAGGTAAATAGAAAAAGATTCTTAGCTACTTGGATAGAAAGAAAGAATGAGATATTTTCTAAAAAGAATTTAAATAAAATAGAAGCTATATATGGTAGTAGTTTTAGAAGTGCTTTAGAAGATATACTATATAGAATGGAAAATGGTACAAATAGAACAACTGGTAGTAACAATAAGTTAGTTAATCAGTGGTTGAATTGGGTTAACAACTCTGTTGGTGCTATAATGTTCTTAAATACCAGATCAGCTGTGTTACAGACAATATCAATGATAAACTTTATAAACTGGTCTGATAATAACCCATTAAAAGCAGGTATGGCCTTTGCTAATCAAAAACAATTTTGGGCTGACTTTAGTATGATATTTAATTCTGACATGTTAAAACAAAGAAGAGCAGGATTACAAACAGATGTTAATGAAGCTGAAATAGCACAAGCTGTTGCTGGTAAAACAGATAAAGTTAGCGCTGCTATTGCTTACTTATTAAGAAAAGGTTTCTTACCAACACAAATGGCAGATAGTTTCGCAATATCAATGGGTGGAGCTTCATTTTATAGAAATAGATTTAATTCCTATAAAAAACAAGGAATGAGTGATAAAGATGCTCATAATAAAGCTTTTGCTGATTTTCAAGAAACATCAGAAGTATCTCAGCAGTCAGCTGATCCAGCTTTAATATCAGGACAACAAGCTAGTCCACTAGGTAGATTAATACTTGCTTTTCAAAATACACCAATGCAGTATGCAAGATTAATTAAAAAAGCTGTGTTAGATCTTAAAAATGGACGAGGAGATGTAAAGACTAATATATCCAAAATAATTTACTATGGAGCTATTCAAAATTTAATATTCTCAAGCTTACAAAGTGCTCTATTTGCAATGGCATTTGAAGATGATGAAGAAATGATTGAGGAGAAAAAATATAGAGCATTAAATACATCATTAGATAGTTTGTTAAGAGGTATGGGTGTGTATGGCGCAGCCTTATCAACTATCAAGAACATGGTAATACAATTCAATAAACAAGAAAAGAAAGGCTGGAGTGCTGATCACGCGTACACTTTAATAGAAGCTATTAACTTATCTCCACCAATTGGTAGTAAAGCAAGAAAAGTATATAGCGCAACTCAAACTTGGAAATTTAATAGAGAAATAATCCCACATATGGGTATGGATATAGATAATCCAGCATTTTTAGCCATAGCTAATATGGTATCAGCTGGAACAAATATACCGTTAGATAGAGTGGTAATGAAATTAAATAATTTAAGAGCTGCTTCAAATAGACAAAATGAAGCTTGGCAAAGAGTAGCAACATTTTTAGGTTGGAATACTTGGAATGTTGGTATTGAAAATGAAGGAAGAGAAAGAGCTAAGGAAGAATTAAAGAAAATTAAAAAGAAAAATAAATCTAGATCATCATCAACAAGAAAACCTAAAAAACGAAAATAAACTATGAGAACACTACTTATTATAATGATATTGTTACTGTCTGGTAATGTATACGCACAAAAAGATACAACTGAAATTACCTACACAGAAGCAATTAAAATTAAAAAGAAACAACCTTTCTTTAAAGATTTGTATAAAGAACTATTTAAATATGGTACTTTTTATGCTGCTGGAAATATAGGTAATGCTTACGAAACACAAAGACCTAATTTCTTTGTAAGAACAGATCCTAATAATTTATACGCTATTCCAGATGTTGTAGATAATACAGTTTACCATCCATTTGATTATAGATATGGTATTGGTTTTAGAAAACTAGCAAGATTTGATTATGAAGTTAAAGGTTCTAACTTTTACAATGGTATAGGTGAGGATGAAAACAATGTTGGTTTATCTGCTCCTACAGCTGCTATAAAAGGTTTAGAGTATTTAATTCATTATGAGAAAGAAAGAAAACGTGGAGAAGAATGGATTAACTCAAGATTCTTTATTAGACATACTGGTGATAAC